ACAGTACTAGACGAAAAAAGATTGTTGGCTATCGCATTGCCGACAATATCAAGTGCTTGAACAGGAGTTGCGTTGTTAACACCAACTCTGGAATTTACAACGTCAACAAAGACGACCGGGGTGTCGGCTACTGTGTCAGAAATTGCCAGATTAGAACCATCTCTTTCGAGAGTGTTCTTCAACATCTGTCCTGCAATTTTGCTAATAGCCATTGATTTTTTCCCTTATAGGGTATTTAGTTGATGCAACACTCAGGTTGTGCTATGAATCACGTTGACTGGAAGACCCAATGGCGGCGCACTGGTAAATGTGATATCAAATCCACCGTTAACTGTGTAATTTGTCACTGGTATCTGATACACGCTGCCAATAAACACAATGATCTGTTGTGCTGTTGCTTCCTGTACGGACATGGTGAACACTGTGGTAACACCGTTGCCTATAAAATCATCAACTGTGTAAGCAATGGATCCACCAGCGGACAGAGGAGACCATACAGCACCGTTGTAGAATTCAATCAATCCTATATCGGTGTTAAATCTAAATTGACCAAACACAGGTGCGTCCGGGCGAGTGGCCGAGCTGCCAGTTGGCATGACCACTGATGTACTGCCAGATTCTAGTCGTCGATTTTTGACCCAATTTCCCATGTTACACTGCGATCGAACTCACTGTAACAGTGACACAATCAGCAATGTTTGCTTCAACATCAATGAGATCGCCGTTGTCTAGTATAAGTCTTTCTGTTGATATAACATAGGTATCACCTATGTTGCCGCTGCCAGCAGTGAGTAAAATCTGATTGTAAATCATATTTTCAAAAGCAGCTCCAACACTGTCATCACTGTTGATTGCAAATACATTGACAGAAACATCTGTTCCTGTTGTGTTGCACAAATATATTGTGGTGATTGCCTGTTGTCCAACTGCTTCAAATACTGTGGTTGGTGTGGTTGTTGTTAATCGTGTATTGGTAATTGCCATTTTGATTCCTTAAAGTACAAGACTGTATGCAAGAGCCTTGCGTTTGCTAATTAATTCGTCGTCAACAGTTGTGCTTCTGACGTACACACCAGTACCGCCAGCGCCTTCGGTGTTGTTGTACAGTGCGGCACTGTTTGCTGTTGCTGTGGGCGTTGACGCTATGTTGCCCAAGACCAATTGTCCTGTTATGCCCACTTTGGTATTTACAGAATCAAATGTAAATTTGCTATTACCACCAAACACGCCAGCATTGTTAAATTGTACAGAGTTAACAGGTGCACCCGGTGTTCCGCCCACAGTGCCGGAAGCAATTGTTACATATGCAGATATTGGTGCGCCATTGGCGTCAACACTGTCACTGATTTCCCAATCGCCCGACACTGTGTTAAATCGCAAGCCTGCAAAAGTTGTGGTTGTTTTTTGAGCCACCAAGCCCATACTTTGTATTGCACCGTTGTTGTTGGCTGCAACCGTAATGAATGGGTCAGTGACTTTGAGTTCACTTGAATCAATGTATGTGATGTTGCCAATCACATCCAAGTCAGCGTTGATGGTCAGCAGTCCAAGACCATCTGCTACCGTGATGGTATAGTTGCCGCTGGTATTTTTTACTGTAGCCATTTAGAGATCCTTTTGATTATTTATCCGCATTACAAAGGTACTCAAATCCTCGTGAGTTAAGTTTTTAATCCGGTCTAATTCTGGTAATCGTGCTGTGGTGTTGCCGCAGATGCGAATAAATTCGGTATCAGGGTGGTCTTTGGCCACAGTTGTCAGTTGTTTTACCCAGTTTCCGGTAAAAGTTGGACGTGAATCATTGGGTTTGTAAAACTCTGTGCCAGCATACATGTTGTTAAACTGGTTGTGTACATTGGGACCCATGTCGAATCCTATCAGGTAGATCCTGCCGTGTTGATCTTTTGCCGCAATGCCCACTGCATTTGGACCAGAACTGAATCCGTAATACTCTTTGGGAACAGCCACAGCACCCAGCCCGGGAATGGGTTTTCTTGTGTAGAATCGATGTCGTGCAGAATAGCCTGTTTCTTGTATCAGCTGGGCAATTGGGCGATCTGTTGCCACAAGAACGTCTGGTGTAAACTCTCGATAAAGAGCGTTACAGCCATATACTTTTCCCAATGTTTTGATGTGTTCCAACGGCAGGCCGGACCTGCTGACTCCGTTGCCCAACACAAATGCTATAGTCATAAAAAATCCCCACAGTACTTAGTGGGGATTTGTGAGTTACAACAAAATTAGCTTGTGTAGTTCTCTACAATTGCTAGATCCAATGCACCTGTTGCCAATTGCTCTGAACCGTTTGTGCCCCAGGTGTCAATTTCAGCACCAGACTTGGCCGTTGTGCCTTCGTCACTGAAGAAGTTGTCAACCAATGTTACGTTGTCAACAACCAGAGTTGGATTCCAAACGTCACCGGTGTTGGCTCCGCCGCCTGCACAACCGCCGGCAAAGTTCTGCAAGAACTTGTTGGTCAACTTGCTGACTGTTGTTTCAGTTGAGTCGTTGCTGAAATAACTGATGCTCATGTTGCCGGCTGTAGGAGTTACATCATTTTGCAACACACATGTGCCAACTTCTTGCGCTGTGCCGGTGGTGCTGCCTGCAGAGGCTACTGTAGGAGTAAAAATAGTACCAATGCCGTAGCCGGCTGGAGCACCCATACTAGCCCATTCAGTGTCACCAACTACAGCAATACGCAAGGCCACACCAACCACGGCATCAGCTGGATCAATTGCTGTGGTTGTTGCAACCATAAACTTGCGTGAACCTTTTTGGCGAATAATCAATCCAGGTGTTTGACCACTGTAGCTGTTGGTAATGTTTACTTCGCACTTGACGATTGGATAAGCTGCGCTGGCAACGGTTGTAGGTTGTACACCGCCAACTACACCAAGATATTCTGTGCCAGTCCAAGTACTACTTGGATACACCGGTGCTGTTAAACTTGTTAATGCATTGAAACCAATATCAACTCCAGGGTTTGCACCGGTGCTAGAGTTATAACTAGCTTCGGTAATTTTTTTAATTTTAAGAGGACGTCCCATTTTGTTTTCTCCTTAAAGAAGTCCGATGTGGGTTCTAGCCACTACGCGGTAGGGTTTAGTCTTCCGCATAAAACGCCGTATTGCGTTGACAAGTATTTATGAGTGATTGATATTTTTGCAGTGTCAAAATAACATGTAAATATTGCCATGCAAACCACAGAACAACTTATTGCTCAGGGCAATACCTACAGAGAACAACACCTACCAGAACAGGCCCTGCAACAGTACGCTGTAGCGATGGCCACGGACAGAGGCTCATCGGGTGCGTTCAACAACTACGGCAATGTGCTGAGAGAGATAGGCGATCCTGTGGGCGCTGTTCCGTTTTTACAACGTGCCATACAGTTGGATCCGGCCAATGTCACACACCATTTTAATTTGTCAGTGGCCTACTTGCTGGGTGGAGACTATGTGCGTGGATGGCCTGCATATGAAGCACGACACAATTTTGAACATTTGAAAGGTACCATTCCCAACTATCCGTGGCCTGTGTGGAACGGTGAAGATTTAACAGGTAAAACAATTTTTATTCGTGGCGAACAAGGCCACGGCGATATTATTCAGTTTGTGCGGTTCATACAGAACTTAAAAAACATTGGTGGCACAGTCACAGTGCAAGTGACCAACGGATTAATTCCGTTGATACAATCCAGTGAAATTGGCCGCGGAGTGCGAGTAATTGGTTATGCCGAAAATCCGGGTGATGCGTTTGATTACTGGCTTCCCATAATGAGCCTGCCCGGCAAGTTAAACGTTCGTGTTGACAACTTGCCCACTGTGATTCAATACTTAAATCCTGATCCTGCATTGGTTGCGGACTGGCGCAGGAACCTGGGAGTAAAAAATCGGCTACGAGTGGGCTTTGCCTGGTCAGGCCGACGCGACAGTTGGATCAATCAACACAAGGCCATGCCGTTTGAGACCATGCTGGGCTTGATTCGATCACATGTAGATTACGAATGGTATAATTTACAAACTGACTGCACTGCTGAGGAAGAAAAAGAACTAGTTTCAGCAGGAGTACGCTGTTTTCCAGGTGGTGTGAACTCGTTTGCTGACACTGCCGCATTGGTTGCAAACCTTGATGTGGTGGTGAGTGTGGACACTGCCACTGCACATCTTGCTGCCGCATTGGGCAAACCCACTTGGATCATGTTAAACAACTATGCACCTTGCTGGCGCTGGTTGCTGAACAGAGACGACACGCCTTGGTATGCCACTGCAAGATTGTTCCGTCAACCTCAAATGGGTGACTGGGCCACGGTGGTTGAACGAATCAAGTTACACTTGAAATTGTTTAAGATTTAACAGGTTGCATTTGCACAGGCACAACAGGAGACGCAGGCCTGGGTTGTGGTAATCCCAAGGTTGTTCCTACTGGACTTGCATGCTTCTCAGGAAATAGGCCTGAATATTTTATTTGGTTGATCATACCAATATTTATACCCAATAAAAAAGCACTCCGAAGAGTGCTTTTTTCCTTCCCATCCCTGGGTGGATTCTCTGATTAAGAGAAAGACAAGTTTTGAACAGCAATCTCGCCAACATAGTCAGCGGCGTTACCGAAAGAACTTGCAGTGTTTGTCAACTCTACGAAGCCATAACGAGTCATAAATGACACGACTGGTTCGAATGTTGATGGGTCAAGAACCACACCACTACTCATTAACGGAATATAAGGGCAATAGAATGCGGCAGCATCTGCCTCACTAGTACCTTTGTAGCCAACCAATACGTTAGCAGTGTCGCTAGCATAGGAGTTAACAAATACACGCATAGCACCGTTCAATGTACCAACAAACTTGGTGTTTGTAGGTGCTTCGAATGTGCCTTCTGTTGTGCGAGCAAACGCTGAAGTAGTTGCACTTTGCAACACTGTCAATGCGGCTGGCGAAACAACAGCCCAGTTACCTGCGCCACGACGTGTACGTTGGGCGATCAAGTTAGCTGTACGGTTGATCAACACTGCCAAAGCAGCGTGTTCGTCACCCACAAACGTAGCAGTACCGGAAACGGTAGCTTGGTTGTATGTGTACTCAACAGCAGCCAATGTGCTCAAACTCAAGAGAATCTCTTGGTCAATCTCAGCAGTGATCTCTTGTGCAAGAGCTGCCATGATTTCTGCTTCAACGTCAATACCGTGCATGGCTTGTGCGTCTTGTGCAGATTCAAATGTCCAACGTGCTTGCAACTTACGTGTCTTGGCTTCAACTGCTTGCTTCAAGATTTGAACGGAAATTTGCTTACCGCCGTTACCTTCAAGCGTTGCTGTGTTAGCGCCTGTGTAAGTTGATGTTGATGTTGTATCTTTGCCAACTGTAGAGTATGCAGTGGCAATAGTGAATGGACTCAATGCTTCTTGACCAGCTGTAACACTAGTAGCGGCTGCTGAGTTGTCAGTCAAGTTACCAGCGTAACGCACACGTAGAGTGTGGATCTGACCAACTGGACCTGTCATTGGCTGAACGCCTACCAACTCGTTAGCAATAACTGTTGGCATTACACGACGGATAACTGGTAGAATCACACGGTTTAATGTAGCGATGTTGCCAGATGCTGTGGAACCAGCACTTGCGTTTTCTTTCAAGTACTTACGTGTATTCTCAAGAATAACGTTCATACTAGTGCGCTTAGAACCGTTTAGACCTTCGAGCAATGCTTCCTTGGTCTCGTCCCAGCGACCTTCTAATAATTGTTGTGACATTTAATGTCTCCTTTTAAATTAATTTAACCCTGCCAAACGCTTGATGTCGATAACATTGCTAGATTCAGCACTGTCGTCTTCAATTTGGCTACGGGCAGATTTATCGCCGGTGACTGCTGACACGGATTCTGTAATCACTTTAGAGGCTTTTACAGAGCGGTCGGTTAGAACAGCCGGTAGATACTTTTCAAATGCGTTTTTCAAACGTGGAGTTTGGACGCTTTCGAGTAAATTACGCATGACATCTTGCTTCTCTTTGTTAAGAGGAGCCAGCAAATCGGCCAATGTGCTTTCACGCTCATTAGACTCTTTGATCATTCGTATTTCACGCTCTTTTGACTCATTAAGAACTTTTGCATTCCTAATAAGTTTGATGGCTTCTGCCAATTTTGCATCTTTGTTTGCAATGGTATCGTGTAATTTACGTACTTCTGCCTTCTCATTGAGATGAGTAGCACCAAATTCACTTGCATATGCTTCAAAGATACGACGACCAAAATTGTTCTCGCGAGCAACTTTAATGTCTTCTTGTAATTGACTGAGTTCAGCCTTTAGATGACGGCTAACAGATTGGCTCATTTTCTGTGCAGATTCTGTTACGAAACGTGCTTTCAATGCTTCCAATTGGCCACGTGCTTCACGTACTAGACGAACTTTTGTTTCTACAACATCACGTTTGTCAGTTGCGAATTCTTGAATTTCGCGAGCCAATGCATGAACAATAAAGCCTTCCAATTTCTGGAGTCCTTCATTGTGCTGCTTACGATCTTTACGCAGTTCGCTAATTTCTTCAGCAAGTTTAGTAACCATAAAGTTGTTGAACTTTGTAGCACTTTCATTCATCTTGCCTTGGAACTTAACGCGATCTTCTACCAATTGTGCTTTTTCGGCAGCAACGGCTTGAATTTGCGTAGTGAGACCTTCTGTTACCATACGATCTAGGGCTTCCACCATCACTGTTTTGTCATGTTCATAACGTTGTGCAAACTCTTCGCGGAGTTCTGCACGAGCCTGTTCACGAGCTTCAACCAGCTTGGCTTCCCAAGCTTCGTTGATCTCCTGGCGAGTTTCCTCGGTGATCAAGTCGCTATCTAGTAACGGTTTAATAGCATCTAACATGCTTATTCCTCCCTAATTTTAAGATCTTTGATCAGTTTTACTACTTCACTTTTCAAATATCTTTGTACCTTGTTGTCCGCGCCGGCTTCGCGTGCCACTTCCAATAATCTATGACCGTACTTCATGTTCATGAGGCCTTCATAGATTGCTGTGGGATATGCATTTGGAGCACTGGGTTGTGCAACTACATCTACAGTGACGATTTCAAAATCACTGACATGTCCTGTTCTGTCGTCGACGTTTCCTGACCCACGACTTGAAACACCTAATCTAACACCGCTGTCCAACATGGTTTTAACCAGTTGACCCATTGGCGTTGGTAATATCTTCAATTTTCCATAACCTATTGCACCGTCGCACCACATTTTATCAATCATGTGACTCACACGGTCTAGGTTAATTTTAAGATCATCTGGATGATCTACTTCTCCCAATACCGAATTGCCACTTTTAAGTTGTTCATTAATAGTGCCAACTGCTTTACGAATTTCGTGAGCAGGGTATATTCTTTCATTAGCATTGCGTTTATCACCTTCAATGCAAATTCCTTGCATGTAAAGGGTTTTACCAGAACCATCCTGAGCATCCTCACTCAGCAGTTCGACCTGCGCTTGTGAGAATGTCAAGTGTTCTTGTAGGTAACGAGCCATAATCTCTTATACTGGAGATTTAGTGTTTACGCCTGCAGCCTGTGTTGTCACTGGCTT